TTCTACTACACGCTGTAATCTTAGTACCGTGAGTAGTATTAAATCCTTTACGGAATTTACGTACATGTCCTTTACGCATGGGTTCACTTACAAATAGTCCGGGTATATTTTCTTCACCAAAGTCATTAATAACGATCAATGCGGCTTCACCTATTCCGTTATTTTCAACACTCCAATATAGTCCGTTTGTATTTTTTGTTTCACCTTCTATATATTTGCATATGTCGGCAAGTATACGTATTTGGCCTGGTATTGCTGTAGTGTTATGTTGCCATTCTGCCACTTGCTCATAACTAGGCAGTTCAAATACTTGTATGGCCGCATTATCTCCGCCTGTGCCCATACTTGGATCAAGTGCAACTGCATATGTAAATTCAGGTGTAGGTTTTTTATACCAACGTGTTTGTCCCATATTAATTAACGGACTGTGACCTTCCATTTCGGTAAGTATTAACGAACTAATTAATGTTTCATCATAAACTAAGAATTCACAATCATACTCGCGTCTAAAACGTTCTTCACCAATACGCCCTAACTCTTCTTCTTTCCATTTATCGTCTCTGTCAGGATGTTCTTTCCAATAACTACGGAAACTATGAAATCCATTACGTCCTACTTCTTGCTCATTTCCGTTTTCGTCAAACTTATCTTCTGCTTGTTTCCATATTGTAGCAAATGTATCTTCGTCTGAGTTTGGTGTACTTGTAAGAATAGCACGACCACCTGTTGCTAGTGTAGGTGATATAGATGTCCAAAAGTCTGTAGCAACATTAGGTTGTACAAATGCAAACTCGTCACAGTATAATAATGATATACTCATACCACGTCCTGTATTGCCTGTTGTTGTAGCACTAACAATACGTGAACCGTTTTCAAATTCTATTGATCCTTTGTTATAGTTTGTTACTCCTGCACGTACATGATCTGGACACATTTCATATCCATAACGAATACGTTGCATAATTTCTTGTGCGCCTGTATATTTGTGCGCCGCAATAAGAATAGTTTGATCTGGTACAAACATAGCATACCATAATAAGTAAATTGCCGCACAGGTTGTCTTTCCTGTTTGCCTTGGTAGCATGTTAATATTAAAGCGATGGTTGTGATAACTTTGAAGTAATCTTGTTTGATACTCATATGGATCAAACAATAACTTTCCTCTTACAGGGTGCTGGATAGTTGCAAAATTACGTGCAAAATAATCATACCCGTCTTTTTGATCCATACACTTCATAAGATCTTGTACTTGTTCTTCGCTAAATGTTTCTTGTTTATTTGCCTTTTTAATTAAGACACCGTCTAAACTTTTACTCATTCTACTTCCCACATGCTCATAATACTATTTACTCAAAAAAATAGCGTCCGAAGACGCTATTGAGTTTTATATTTGAGGGGTATTAATGTGATCCGCAACTACTTGCGTATAGTTTTTCAAACTTTTGTTTACCACAACCGTATTCTGCATTAATTTTTTTATACATTTCGTTTTTTGAACAACCGCTTGCATTAAGTTTTTTCATTTTACTTTTACAGCCTGCTTCGTCCATACCGTCATCGTCTTTGGCTTCACTCATATTTACGCCTGCATTTTTAGCTATTCTTGCTAGTTCTGCATCAGCTTCAGGAGTCTTACCTCTAATACTATATGAAGTACCTTCCTTGCCAGCGTGTTCGTCATCATAATCGGATTGAGCATACATAACTGCTTCTTCATGACCCTGGCCTCCTACAGCCACTTCTTCATCTGCCATATCGTCATCTACTTTAGCATTCATACCATTGTGTGAGCTATACGGATCTGCTGTTCCTCTAAGTGAGTTAGGATCTACTTTGCCGCCTACAACTTTATAATGTAGTTCGCCCATTTGTGATTCGCCATCGTCGCCGTAATACTCATATTCACATTCATATTCTTCGCCGTCTGCTTCAGACATTTCAGTTTTAGCCATTGCCGCTTTTACTTCACTTGGCTCCATGTTTAACTGTTTTGCAATTTGTTCATGACTTTTACCTTCGCCATGTAACTTATGCATAAGTTTAATGCTACCTTCTTCAATGTCGTCTTCTTCAAGACCGCCACCTTGCTTTTGTTTAAGTGCCGCATACAGCTCATTTTTAATTGCTTCAATTTGTGCATCCACCGACTCATTACCATAATCATCTTCGCCTGGGCCAGCTTCGCCACTACCGTGACATTTGTCACATTCTTCGCCTGCACTGTTTCCTTTGCCGTCGCATGCATCACAATCCATATCATGACCGCCACCTTCACCCATTTTAGGAAGGTGATCGTATTCGTCATCATCGCCGCCATCAATGATATCCATAGCATCTTGTGCAATTGAAGAAGCACGGTTTGGACCGCCGCCTTCACCGTCACCAAAATCTTCAGGCTCAAGGCTTCTAAGTACTTTAAATGCATTCATTGATATTTTATCATTGCTGGCTTTAACATCGTCAAACATATCGTTAAGTTCATCAACAACATTATCGTAGCTGTGCATTCCTTTTTGTAATTCTTCTGCAAAACCATGTAGAGCGTCTTGTATTTCAATCTCTTTATCTTTAAATCCACCTTCGACTGCCATTGGATTGTCTCCGTCGGCTGCCGGTTTGTGTTGTGACTTAGATCGATTAATACCGCCTGCTAAGTCTTGAGTCATATAGTTATGATCCATATATTGTTCATCTGGTGAGTTGGCCCATTCAGTAGCTTTTTCATCAGCACCTTTTAGTTCCATATCTCCGCCGTCCATGTCTGGGCCTCCTGGAGGTCCCATAATACTTAATGCTTTGTGCATGTCCATATCTTGTGACGGAGCTTTAGGCATTTCTGGCCTAGGCATTACATCGCCGCCAGCTCTCATTATGTTTAAAAGTTGAGCAACTTCGTCTGCGTTGTCGCCTGTCATTGATATGTTCATTGACGAAACTTCATTAAGAGGGTCTGTTGACTCATTAATGACTGTTAAGTCTTTTTCTATTGCGTATAACTTATCTAATAAGTCCTTCATTGTGTACCTCCTATTGGGCTTTTTGTATTTTCTGTTGCGCCGATATCTGCACTTTCACCTTTTGGTGTTCCGTTGATTGCGTCAATGTTACGCTCTGCACGTACAGTTTCTAGTTCTTTAAGAAGGTCCATTATTCTGTTTCCGCCCACTTTATCTTGTGCATCTGGATCAGCTTGTTCCATTTCTTCAGTGTCTAATATTGATTCATAAGGTGCATCACTTTTTGGTTCTTGATATTCTTCTCTAGGGTCGTTTGCATTTCGAATTATAAAATCTGCTTGATCACAGCCGCAACAGTCTGCAATGTATTCTTGCAATACGTGCGAAGTAGTTGGGTAATTCATTTCACATTCCCAATAAGTAACTTCACAATTTTGTCTTTGTGGAAAGTCCAATGGACGTTCTTGTATTGGTGTTTTCTTACCTGCCGACATGCTAGTTAAATCAAACTTTTTTAAACAGGTTTCTATTCTATCTGCTAAGCCTTCGGGCAAAGCACCACAATATCCTATTTTAAATTCATAAGTCTTTTTAGACTCTAATAATATATCTGTAAACGATTTCATATGCATTTCCTTATAATGTATTTATCTTATGTCATACCTTTTAGCTTTTCTAATAGACTGTTCCTGTCAGTAACAACATACCCTTGACCATTAACAATATTACCATTATCACTAGTATCTGACTGAGTTTGCTTTTCTTTTTTAAGTTGTAGTTCAATCATTTTTAATTTTTTGTCCATCTTTGCGACTTTGGCATCAAGAGATGTTTTAAGCATTCCTCCAGCCACTTCAAAAACTCTACCACTATATCTACTCTCCACATTCATGCCTAAATCCATTAGGTCTTCATAACTCTGTAAAGCACGTTCTGCGATATCATTAAGTTCTGCATCTGCTTTTTCACCTAAGCCCTTTACTGCTGGTAATGCACTTGCAATTTTATCAAACTCTGCTATGTCACGCTTAGTTTCTTTTTGATCAAGTATTGCTGTTTCTGCTTTTTCGGCTTTTTCTTTATTAATAATCTCTTTAGATTCAGGTAAATTTAAAAGCTCTTCAAGTTTTTGTGTCATATTAACTCCGTTAACTGCTATTATTTAGCCATTGTTCTTTTGTTATGTATATATACCAAGCTCTATATGGCTTGCCTAATCCTTCACTACCCGGGTTATACAAGTACGACCTTAACCAATCAGGATATCCTTTGCCTGATCCTGCATTGTTTGTTTTTATAAACACCTTATTAACATATTGAAACACATCATCAAAGAAAAATTTGTAATCAAACTTTTCACCTGGTTCTAAAAATTCTCTGTCAAACTCTGTTCTACTAGCAATAAACAAGTCATACTTGCCTGGAAAATCCATAGGCTTTTTATTATAAATGTACAAGTGATGTCTTTTCAAATTAATTAAATCACAACAATGTTTAAACATTGGTCCTGTAATTTCTTCTTCAATATCGGTACCTTCAACATGTATGCCTTTTTGCATAAGCACATATGGTAACATTCCTACACCTGTACCTACGTCAATTGCTGTTTTAACGTTATTTAACATACCAAACTCTTCAGCTTTTTTAACTATGTATTCTTTTTCGGAAAAGTGTCGATCCCATTGTCTAACATACTTGGCACCTCTTACAAATTTACCATGTTGCATTGCTATATCTGTCATTTGTGCTTCATATTGTTTTAGATTCATCTCGATCTCTTTCCATTATGATATATGTCTGTTTCGTTTAGTATACGAAACGTTATGCCTTTTTGTTTACACCATGCAAATGCGGCTTCCCATTTAGCTTGATTAACAACCCAATGTGCTCTATTATGCATACTCTTACCTAGCTTACTTTCGTGTGTTTGATTTGCAGGTTTAATCTCAATAAGTTCTACTTTATTTTTTCCGCTTTTGTCTGCATATGCAATAAAAAAATCTGGTACATATATTGTATGTTTACCAGTTAGCGGATTTCTATAAGGAATTTTTATACTTTCACTGGCCCATTGTTTTATGCTAGGATTTTCATCACAGAATCTCATGAAGGTAAATTCCCAACTGCTACGGTATGTTGGTGCTTTATTACCTACAAATTTGTCTGGATTTTTAAGTGAATATTTTCCTTGGGCAAAACGGGCCATAACTATACCACTATGTTTCTATTTTCTGCCTTAGTAGTTGTAGTGATTTTATAACCAAGTGTGCTACTTTTTTGTCTATTATAATTTAATATTTCAGCAACAATTTGACTTATTTGTATATCTTCTAATCCTTTAAGAGTATCAAGTAACGTAAAAACATTAACGTCATCAATTTTAGCTTGTTGTAACAGAACTGTTGCTGTACCTGAAGCACTAGCAGTATCGAATCCTCTAGCTTCAAAAAAACCTACAACAGCATCAACTTGATTTGCTGGGAAACTAATTGCCTCAGTAAAATAATTGTTAAAGAATTCTTTAACTTTGTTACTGCTATCTTTTGGTACTAAATTTATTTCGGCCATTACGGTAATCCGTCCCTATTGTTACTTTGTGCAGATGCTATTTTACTTGCATACATAGCATCAGCTGTATCATAACTACCACCGCTTGTAACAACTTTAGAATTATTACTTGTTGTTGTTTTTGGAAAATTAGTAGTTCTTACTCCGCTAGTATTTTGTTTTCCTACATCTTGTATTGCATTTTTTAAGATACTAAACCCTTCTTGTCTTAAACCTTCTTTAGTTAATGTCTTAGCATTTTTAAATGTATTAAACGCAGTAAGTGCAGTTCCTAAATTAAATTGTCCACCTGCAAGGTCTCCTAATACACTACTTATTCCGTTAGTTACTCCGCCTTGTCCAAACAGACTTGATGTGCCACCGCCTAATATACCTAGCGGACTAGGCGAATTATCATAATGTTCTTGTGCAAAGCCTCTAGGCGAGCCTTGACCGGTTGCACCTCTACTATAGAATATAGA